GGCGGTGCCTTCTCAGGTAAGGACGTCAGCAAGGTTGACCGCAGTGCCAGCTACTACGCCCGATACGTTGCGAAAGCCGTCGTAGAGGCCGAATTAGCCGACACGTGCGAAGTCTGTGTCTCCTATTCGATTGGTGTCGCTAAACCAGTCGCTGTGTCGATCGATAGCTTCGGCACAGGAAAGATGACCGATGAAGCGCTCCAGGAACTCATCCTTCAGCACTTTGATTTCACTCCATCAAACATCCGAAAAGAACTCGAGTTCGATAAGGTCAAGTTCCAAGATCTAACGAAGTACGGTCACATGGGTCGCGAAGATCTCCCTGTTCGTTGGGAGCATGTGGAAGACAAAGCAGTAGAACTTCGAACCGCTTATGAAAAAGCCAAAGGCACTGCATAACTTCTACAAGTCAGAGGCTTGGAAACTGGCTCGCGAAATCAAGATAAGATCCATCAATGGACGTTGTGAGCGTTGCGGTGGAATCGGTCAGGAAGTTCATCACAAGAATCAACTCTCTGTCGAAAATGTTGAGGACGCTTCCATTAGCATTAATCCAGACAATCTTGAACTACTTTGTAAGGACTGTCACAACGAGGAGCATGTGCGTTTCACAAAGAAAGTACTCTTTGATGAAGAAGGCAACCTAATAAATCCTGAAAACGCCTCGTGAAATAAACATTTTTTGGTATAATGTTTATAAAAGCAGGTGCTAATATGGCGTTGAAATGGAAGAAAGATTACAAGGATGACAACTGGATTTATATCAACAATCCAGGCAATTCCGCTAGATATGTATTGGGCGTTAAAGGGAAACACCCATTGATTGTATTTGGAATCAATCCAAGCACTGCATCGGATAAAGAACCAGATGCGACCTTGGTTAGAGTCGAAAAACTTGCGGAAAAGAAGCTATATGACAGTTGGATCATGCTTAACCTATATCCATTTAGGGATAAAAACGTAAAAAAACTCAAAAATTATGATAATACTTTGCATACTGAAAACCTAAAACAAATTGGCGAGATATTAGATCAATATCCAGATTCACAGATAATTGCAGCTTGGGGAAACATTGAGAACAAGTTGGTTTCAAGTATAAAACAGGATATCAAAAATTGCTTGAAAGACATTAATGATGTAATTGAAAAAAAAGGACGTAAATGGTTGGCACTTAAGGATGATGGGTTTCCAGTACACTTTCTTTACACGGGAAGCGGCTTCAAGTTATATGAAGTGGACTTTGTGAATTATAAGCCAAGTTGCTAACCCCCCATCAATTGTTTTGCACTTAAGCTAGGGTACCGTACAGGGTGGCGTTTATTTTGTAGGTAGTTGATTTTTTGAATTTTGTAAAGTAGGGGTGAAGAAATGGATCTTGTAGGTTTTGTTAAAGTACACGAAGTTGATGCTGACTGTACTTTCTTCTTTGACGGAGAGAAATTGCGACTTATTAAAACCAAGAGTATTAGCGGTATCGATAAAGGTGTGTATCTTTTCACACTATCCCCAACAAAAATATCGGTTCTCTCTGCGAGAACATCTATGGGAGGAGATGTTTATTTTTTTGATGTGCTTCTTTATCAGAATGGAATCACAGTAAACGAGTACGTTGGGTATTGCTCATCGTATATCTACCCTACGACACAGAACAATTTTTATACACATTTTAGATCAATTGCGCTTCATGGTAATGTTATTAATATGTTTTACCCTCCAATCAACTGCATAGAAAGCAATTCTTTCATCAAAGATGATATTAATCCTAGAAAATATCTAGGGAAAAAGATTGTTTTGAGAAAATACGATGATTATACAATCAAAAGAAGTCTACTGGTTAAGAATATAGAATTGAATATCGTTGTTTCAGTTGATATCCCTGGCTCTCATAATCTAGATAGTACTGATCTCGGAAAGATTCAGTCATACTTTCGTATTGATTTTAGCGAAAATATTCCCATCAAGGATGTTCCCGATTGGTATGGAATATTTAAAAAGTTGTTTCAATTTATGTTTAATCGGCAATCTATTTCGTTTGATCAAATATATATATCTAACATAATGATTGATGGAAGGATTAGCAAATTAGGATTATATACTCTATGCGGTCAAGAGCCGCTAAATGAGATTCCGAAGGAAAGTAAAAAATGTGTTAAGTGTGATTTATTCAATGCGAACTTTCAAGAATTAGTCAATGTAATGGCTGATGGCAACATCAATACATATCATCTTCCTCGAACAAATGATGAGCATAGAGTTGTATCTCCAGAAAAATATGTATTTACTGCATCGATTTTTGAGTATGAGTACGACCTAATTCATAAAGATGAAGAATTACTTGATGAAAACTTGCAAGAAGTGAAGACGCGTGTTTATGAAGTTTTGGATGAGATAGACAAGGCGAACAAGGGTATAAATTCAAGAATTCGAAGTACTACAAAGAACGTAAAGCACGCTATCGAAAAGATGAGTAGCTCGCTAGAATCGAAGTTTAGCAATGAATTTCGATTGTATAAAAGCGATTTAGAGGACATCATACTTGCGGTTGAAAAAGCATATTCCGTGAAAATAGATAACATAGATATTGGGCATACCTTTGCAAAAGCGCGTAACAATAACGCTCACGGAACAATTGTCCATTACACAGACGAGGAAACAGTAGCATTCATATTAGGGCGAGCATTAGTATATGCAATGATCCTCGAAAGGTGTAAATTTAACAAAAGCATTACAAAGAAAATACTAAATTTGCATTATATTCCATAAACCCATGAAAGGTTTCAATGAAGAAGGACTACGGTCCTTTTTTTTCTTGCTTTTTCTAACAATATGAGGGATGTATATCAGTATATTAGGAGGTATCGCACATGTTTAAAGTCGGAGAGAAGATTCGTATCATTCAAATGAATGGTGAGCCTTCCTATGATAATCGGGTGGGAATCATTCAACACATCGATGATCAAAATCAACTTCATGGGACTTGGGGAGGGTTAGCAATCATACCAGAGGTAGACAAAATTGAGGTAATTCAGAATGAAGTGTAGTATTTGTAGTAAGTCTTTTGAAGGCGAATCACACAATCCACAACCATTAACTGGAAAAGACTGCTGCAGCAGGTGCAACGATCAAGTGGTGTTACCTATGCGGCTTTTCCAAAGTGGTATCCAATCAGATAAAGCACTATTGATTACAACTGAAACTAGCGTAGAATTCGTTAAACCAAAGGGAAGTGGTTTTGAACTTGAGGAAATTCAAGGATTCGTAGAAGGGTATATCGAAATATATCCAATACGCATTCCAAGTCATATCGTGGTTGTCAATGAAGAAGGACTTATCTTGGGCATGCCTTTCAACACAGTAGCTAAGTTGGCGTTTGGAATTGAAGCTGTTGGACCAGTGCTGATATGTCCAAAGCGAATCTTCGAGTGAGATAGCAAATGTCGAAAATCAAAGATGTGAATGACGAATTAGAGCGACTTCGGTCGCTTTTTTCATCGGTTGACGAAACCAAGACAAAACTCGTCGACAACCTACTAGAACAAGCTGCCTTTATGAAGGTTGAACTTGGCGTTTTGCAGGAGCAGATTCGAAAGTATGGATCCGTACAAGTTTCTAGCAAAGGATCGCAAAGACAGACTGAAGCAGCGAAGTACTATACGAAACTCATCAACTCTTATGGCACCGTCATCAAAGCGCTCAACTCGATCATGGGGAAGAACATCATCGAAGGTGATGATTCATTTGATGAGTTCCTGAAGCGAGCTAATGTCTGATGAACTTTCTATTGGAATACTTTCGTCAAGTCTCTGAAGGACATATTCTGATTGGAGATGAACTTAGAAAACAACTCGAAGTACTTTTACGAGAACTAGAAAACCCTCGCTACGAATTTGATGAAGCACCTGGTAACCTTCGTATTGATTTCATCGAAACTTTCTGTAAGCACACAAAGTCGCCATTCAATGGGAAACCCTTCATTCTCGAGTTGTGGGAGAAGGCAATTATCCAAACCGCATATGGTTTCAAAATCAAGGAGACGGGATTACGACGTTTTAATGAGGTCATCCTTTTGATTGCACGAAAGAATGGCAAGACCACATTCATAGCTGGGATCGATCTGGCTGAATTTTTCTTATCAAAAGGCGGTGTCGATATCGTCTGTGCATCCAATACCAGTGAGCAGGCGAACATTCTCTTTGAAGAGATCAACAACATGCGCGAGCAATCGACAGTTCTGTCTAATGAGAAACGTAGCAAAAAGAATATCTTCTTCATCTATTCTCCGAAAACCAAGAACAAGATCAAGAAATTATCTGCTCAAAGTCGAAATAAAGACGGATACAACATTGAGGTTGGCTGTATCGATGAAGTACACGAAATGACCGATTCCAAGGTTTACGATGCTATCAAGCAGAGTCAGTCCACGAAGAAAGAACCGCTGATCTTTATCATCACAACCCAAGGAACAACTGTCGGTGGTTTTCTTGATGGAAAGTTGGAGTACTGTCGAAAGATGCTCAAAGGCGAGATCACAGATGAACGTGTATTGCCCTGGTTATACACTCAAGATAACACTCAGGAGATCTATGACGATCCTCGGAATTGGCAGAAGTCCAACCCGAGTATAGGTGTAGTGAAGTTGTCTTCGTACCTTGATGATGTGATGAACAAGTCAAAGAACGACCACTCGACTAGAGTGACGATGCTGTGTAAGGACTTCAACATCAAACAAGTCGATCAAGGTGCTTGGTTATCTTTCGACGATCTTAACAACGAGACGAAGTACGACATCAACAATCTAAAGAACTCCTATGCGATTGCTGGTGTTGACTTGTCCTCGACAACAGATTTGACAGCGGCTGTGCTCGTCATTCAAAAGAAGGATGACAATCGCAAATATGTGATTCCCCATTTCTTCATGCCGAGTGAAGTGGTCAAGAAGCGGATGGAAGAAGACAATGTTCCCTACGATATTTGGATCAAACGTGGCTTCATAACCTTGACCGAAGGTAGTCAAAATGATTTTAGTCTGGTAACCAAGTGGTTCATGAAGATGATTCATGATTATCAGATTCGACCATTATGGGTTGGATTTGATCCTTGGAACTCACAATACTGGATCAAAGAGATGGAAGACATGGGATTCAACATGGAGAAAGTCCGTCAAGGGATTTTCTCGCTTTCTGAACCCATGAAGCAGCTGGATGCGGATTTGAAAAGTAAGTTGCTGATATATGACAACAATCCTATTCTCAAGTGGTGTTTAGCAAACACTCAAGCTAAGGTAGATCTTAACGGTAACATTCAACCCTCCAAACTTAATTCAAAGTACAAAAGAATCGATGGAACAGTAGCTCTGATCATCGCGTATACAGTATTGAATCGATACAAAACAGATTATGAAAACATGGTATAATTTTACTAAAAGGTAGATGATATCATGTACGAAATAAATGGGAATCTTGTAAATATTGACAAATATAAGGTTTTTAGCTTTGCGGTGGCAGTAGTTGTTGGTGAATTCAACAGCATGTTTGGTGAAGAGATCATGACGAAATATCCGTTATACATTGACAATTGCTTTGATAATGGATTCTCTAAATGTGGATACACGCCAATAATTACACCAGTATTAAAACAAATTTTGATCATTAAATTGGGTTTGGATGATTTTGGAAACTTTGCAAATGCAGTGTATCAATTGTCGCATGAACTCTGTCACTACGTATTCTATTCAATCGAAGGAATAACACGCGCCAATATTGGAGATCAAGAGGAAAGAGTTTGTTCTGCTATGTCATTGATATTGATTAGGAAATTATGTGATACTCCAACTTTTGAGTTGTATTGTGAACATGTTAAAGGATTAACTGATGAGCAATATCGGGAAGGGTACAAAGTTGCAAATGAACTTGAATTTAATCAAGGAAAAATAGTTGATCGCATTCTAAATCGAAATTAGGAGATTTATGGACATATTCAAGAGAAAGAAAAAGGAAGGTTCCACAAGTGCTTTCCAACTGCTAAGCCAAAACAATACATTCTACACACCCTTTGGCACGAACATTTCCAAAAGCGATGTAGTGAAGATCTGCATCGATAGAGTAGCGAGCCAGTGTGCTAAGCTGAAACCGAGATACATCAAAACAGAGTCTGACAAGACAGTGACCGAGAAACAAGGTAGACTGTCTTTTCTTTTGAAGCACAAACCGAATCCGCTGATGACTCCCTACGATTTTGTTTATAAGGTTATCACGTTATTGTTGCTGAACGACAATGCGTTCGTGTATCCGATGTTCGATTCGGTGAACGGTGGAGTCAAAGCCCTCTATCCTCTCCGCCCAATCCTTGTGGAAGCGGTCGTTGATACTTCTGATTCTGTGTATCTGAAGTTCTACTTTGAGGACTGTCGACAGTTCACATTGCCTTATGAGAACGTCATCCATCTGAGGAAGTACTTCGCTTCGAATGACCTCTTTGGTGGAAACGGATCATCAGGTGATCATGAAGCGATCCTAAAGACCATTACCATCAATGAAAATGTCCTTCAAGGTATCGATAACGCCGTCCGATCGTCGATGCAGATCAAAGGTATTATCAAGATGAATGGGATGCTCTCCGAGGTCGATAAGAAGAAGCAACGCGAGTTGTTTGACGCCGCTCTCAACGATTCCATCTCGACCAAGGGGAGTTCCATCATCCCGATTGATCTCAAATCGGAGTACGTTCCTTTGACCGTTGATCCGAAATTGATTGATAAGGAAACATTAGAATTCCTGCAATCGAAGATACTGGATTACTTCGGGGTCTCCGCTACCATCTTTGCAAACAAATACACCGAAGAAGATTTCAACTCCTTTTATGAATCCACCATTGAGCCTCTGGCTATCCAATTGTCTGAGGCTTTTTCTTTGGGGTTGCTTACCGAGAATGAACTCTTGCGTGGTGAAGAGATCATTTTCTTTAGCGAGCGACTTCAATATGCAAGTTGGAACACCAAGGTGACGGCCATCGAGAAGTTGATGAGCCTAGGCATTATGACTCTCAATGAATCACGTGCTCTCTTGGGACTCGAACCCATTGAAGGTGGCAACAAGCGACTTCAGTCGCTCAATTTCGTCGATGCAGACAAAGCCAACAAGTACCAGGTTGGCGAGGAGGAAAACAATGAAGGTCACAGTTAATGGAAACATCTCCAAAGAAGCACTGAAGGTGATCTTGGAAACTCAGAAGACCAAGGTTGGCCTCATCGATGATTTCTGTAGAGAAAACAAGTTCACATCGTTCCATTACAAGGATGCGGAACTCGAATACAGCATCGAGCCCAAAGCTGGGAAACCGAAAGTCGAGGTGCGTACCAATGATTAGGGAAACTCGACTCGCTGACGTCAAGTTCGAAGAGACTGAAGGGAAGATGACCCTTGAGGGGTATGCGATCGTTTTCCACCAAGAAACGCTGATCGGAGATGAGGAGTATGGCTTCATGGAAGAAATCGATCGGAATGCGCTTCAAGATACCCTGATGAAAGATGTCCCCATGAAATACAACCATATGGATTCCTTCCTCATCATCGCCAGAACGAAGAACAAGTCACTCTCCCTCTCGGTCGATAACATTGGCTTGAAAGTTCATGCCGAATTGCTCGACACGCAATCGAATCAGGACATCTACAAGATGGTCCGCAGTGGGTTGCTCGACAAGATGAGTTTTGCCTTCACAGTCGAAGAACAGATATGGAATAAGGAAGGCAAGATTCCAAAACGTGTCATCACGAAAATCGGAAGGCTGTATGACGTGTCCGTGGTGGACACTCCAGCTTACGATTCGACCAGTATCTACGCTCGTTCTTTGGAGTCCATGGATTTGGAACTAAAGGCTATGGAGTTAGCAGAGCAGGCACGTCGCGCTGAAACGTTGAAACACCGAATTCGTATCAAAACCAGATTCTAAATCCAAAGGAGAAAACAAACATGAATCTCGAAAAAAGACGCAAAGAAATCGAAGCACGTCTGAATGAAATCCGCTCGCTTGTCGAAGCAGAAGCAGACGTCGCCAAACTCGAAGCATTCGACCAAGAATGCAATACCCTCCAGGACGAACGCACCGTCATCGATCGCAAGATGGCTATTGCCACTAAAGTCGAAATCAAACCGATTGTCATCGACACTCGCACCGATGTCAACAAGGAAACCCTCGAACTCCGCGGTAAGCAACTCCGCGAGAATCGCGTGATCCAAGTTTCAAGTACGGAAGTGCTCGTCCCAGAACACGTCGCAGGCGGACTCGCTCCCGTCCCCTATGCCCAGGTCTCATCCCTCGTTGACAAGGTCAATGTCGTCAACCTCAACGGTGGCGAAACATACAAGAAATCGTTCGTCAAATCGAATGGAACCGCAGGCACGACTGCCGAAGGTGCTGCCGCAACCGAAACCGAGCCTGCGTTCGGTTACGTGACCATCACGAAAGTGAAGATCACCGCCTACACTGAAATCACCGAGGAACTCGAGAAGCTTCCGAGCATTCCGTATCAGGCAGAAGTCCTCAAGAACATCAATGTCTCGCTCAAGAAGAAGATCTCCGAACAGATCCTCCGCGGAGCAGGCACGTCGAACACCTTCACGGGTATTTTCTGCGACACTGCTGTCGCTCTCTCCGACACCACACCGCTCGAACTTTCGGCGATCACCGATTCGACGCTCGACGACATCATCTTCGCCTATGGCGGCGACGAAGAAGTCGAAGGCGGAGCCGTGCTCATTCTGAACAAGAACGACCTCCGCGCCTTCGCAGGTCTGCGGACGTCTGAAGGCCGTAAGGTCCACACCGTCGACTACATCAACCAGACGATCGACGGCATCCCTTATGTCATCAACTCGCACTGCAAAGCGATCTCTGACACTGGCACCGCTGCTGGCGACTACGCGATGGCGTATGGTGCACTCAAGAACTTTCTTGAGCTGCGCCTGGCG